AAATTTGTTTTAAATCTAATTCGTGCAGGTTATAAGATGAAACCTGATGAAACAGATGAAGTTATAGTAGAAAGGTGGTTTTCTACAATTTGCAGAAATATTGCTTTGGAAATGTACGAACAAAAATGGGCTGATCCTGAAAAGCGTGATGTAAGGTATCAAATACACAGAAAAAAATTAGATGACGGAAGAACGGAGATAGGGTAATGAGTATAATGTTAAATGAAGATTTTTTTAAAGTTTGTGATGATTATGATCCAGTTAAAATAATAGCAGAAACTTTGCCTATTACTGTTGTACCAACACACGGTGGAAAATTTGAACCAAAATTTTTACATGAATTAGTTGATAGCGTGTATGGTAATTATGTTGCTGAAGCCAAAGATGCATTATATCATCAATTAAAAACTGAAGACGGACCTAAAGGATCTTTTTGGGAGCAAGTATTAGAAAAGCACATGCCCTTTACAAAAAGACATATTAATAGAAGGCAAAAAGGTTCAGATTTTCTTGATGGCACAGATGCTAAATTTGCGGGAGGAGCTAGATATTCAGCAGATGGTACTGTTCAGGCTACAATAAGTGGAGTTGAAAACAAAACAGGTACACTAAGAGTTTGTATTTGTGCTTGGGGTCAACATTTGCATCAAGTGTATTTTATGCTTATCCCATACAGTGAATATTCAACTTGGAAAAGCCCAATGAAAATAACTTTACGAAACACCAAAAATCCTATAGGTGATAAGTGGAACAAATACCGTTGTAGTTTTCAAGATGTTATACAGCCTGGTGTTTGACAATAAATCTATTTTGTGTTATTATACATACACTGACAACTTTTATTATCAAAAATGAAATACGCTCTCATAGACACAGCTAATACATTCTTTCGTGCCCGCCATATCGCAAGCCGAAATACGGATACGTGGGGCAAGATTGGGATGGCACTACACTTGTCACTTGCAAGTGTAAATCAAATTGCACGTAAGTTTGGTATTGACCACACAGTGTTTGCACTGGAAGGCAGGAGCTTTAGGAAGGATTTTTACAAGCCTTATAAAGCGAATCGTGCAGTAGCACAACAAGCAATGACTGAGGCAGAAGCCGAGGAGAACGAACTTTTTTGGGACACTTATGAAAAGTTTACTACATACCTCAAAGAAAAAACCAATGTGTCTGTTATTCGGCATGAGAATGCAGAAGCAGACGATATTATAGCACGTTTTATTAACTTACATCCAAATGATCAAATATATATTATATCCAGCGACACTGATTATTATCAGCTTATTTCTGATCGCTGCCATCAATACAACGGAGTCACCAACCAACTCATCACCCCCGAAGGATTCTTTGACGATAAGGGGCGTCAAATTGTAGACAAGAAAACTAAGGAGCCTAAATTGTTAGGTGACCCACAGTTCATCTTATTCGAAAAGGTTATGCGTGGTGATGCTACTGACAATGTGTTCAGTGCATATCCAGGCGTCCGCACAAAAGGTAGCAAAAATAAAGTTGGTCTTATTGAAGCATATGAAGATCGTAACAAAAAAGGCTTTGCTTGGAACACGCTGATGTTACAGCGTTGGACTGATCATGAAGGCGTTGAACATCGTGTTAAGGATGACTATGAACGCAACCGCACATTGATTGATCTAAATGCACAGCCGCAAGAAATTAAGGACAAAGTAGACGAGGCTATTCGTGCAAGTGTCCGTACTACTACAACTCCGCAAGTCGGTGTTCACTTTATGAAATTCTGCGGTAAGTATGAACTGACTAAAATCAGTGAACAAGCAGAGGCATATGCAAAATGGTTAAATTCGCCCTATACTGGTGAATTGGTTAGTGTACCCGAATTGACATAAATACTCTAGGAGTCTTTATGTATAATGCTATTTATTAGGGAATTTGACGGTATGAGGCAATATGTCGTTTGCAATGAAGCAGGAGACTGTCTTATTGTTACTACAAGTAGTAAAATTGCAAACTTTGTTGAGGCAAATGTAAAAGGTGTACCAGCTAGCCTTAGACTTAACATCGGCGGTGATCCAGGAACTAAGAAGGAATACAAACTTTGGCATCATGTAAGAAAATACAACAGATGATTACAACACCTTATCCATTTCCAATACATGTCTTTCAAGATGTACTTAAAGTTACGTCTATTCCCGCTATTGAAGGTACGCAACTCAAACAAACAGTTGTAACAGAAAGTGCATATCCTACTGGTAACAACACTAGAGTGGTTCAAACATATTCAGTAACACTTTATGACGCAGCTGGAAGATTAGATGCGTACAATCATAGATTTGGTAGTTTTGATAGAAACGTCTAATGGAATGCAAAACTACTTTTCGTTACGTAGAAAATTCTGATGAGTTTATAGATAAACTTATTAAGAAAAAATATAATTTTTATTATGCATTTATTCGTTTTGAACCAGGCGATACAAGTCAAACAATTGTTGAAATTTATTTCAAAAACGAAATAGATTTAATTATTTTTAGTTTATCCTATGAACATGATTACAGTGAGTAAAGATCGTTATTGGTCTAATTTAGTTGACCACTATTATGATAATATACATTGGGCTAAGTCAAATATTAAACCTGAAATGTCACTACGTGATTGGTTACACTTTGAATATAGTGCCCTTGAAACTGTAGACGGTCATTCACTTACATTTCTTGATCCGAAAAAATATACCTACTTTATGTTACGTTGGTCATGACATATCCTGTAAAGATATATTGGAAAAACGGAGACACACTCTCTGCATGGGATGAAAAATGTATTCAGTTAATGGAAGTGTTTGGACTACCTGGTGGCAAATACATTACGACCTTTTGTGAAGATTTTTTAGAAATTTCATTTTATAATGAACGTGATGCTATACATGCATCATTAGTATTATGAATAAACCCGAATTAATTTTAGAGCAAGGCATTGCGTTTGAACAAGACTATTACATGATTTATGTGAATGGTCGCAGCGTATACGGCGATTACAATATTTGGAATGATATGATAGAATGGGCCACTGACACATTTGGGCCTACCCCTAAAGATGGCGTGTGGTCACCAGGCGCACGTTGGTATGTTAATAATGCACGATTTTGGTTTAAAGAAGAACGTGATCGTGAATGGTTCGTGTTGAGGTGGTCATGAGAATTCCCTTATATAATTGTACAAGTGATAAAATTGTAGAAATTGCCAATTGGTTAACTGATAATATCGGAGAGCCAGAAGAAAATGTAACTTGGTTTTGGGATAATGAAATGTTCGTTGAAGATATTTTGGGGTTAGAACTTGTAGAGTTTAATCAAGGTATAAAAATTTACAAAGATGATCCCCATATAAAAACTATTGCAATGCTTAAATGGTCATGAAAATAAAAGTAACATTACCGCATGATCCATTATGGTATGCTTTAGAATGGGCTGTAAAAAATTGTCCCAGTTACATCAATGAAGATCACGAAATAATAATAGATCATTTAGGTTTAGAGGTAATTACATCTGTAAATTATTATTTTAATGATGAGCGTGATGCCTTAGTTTTTAAATTGAGGTGGGCGTGAGTTTGGGCCCAGAGTGGAAATATCATATATCAATAGTTAATCCAGATTGGCATCTTGCAGAAGTTTGGTGTATTGACAACATAGGTCCTTTCGGAGAAAATTGGTATAAATTAGGTATGGATATTGCGCACCTAATTGATCTACAATGGCACACAGAATGGTATTTTAAAAACGAAAAAGATTACATATTATTTTCTTTAGTGTGGGCATAAAGATGAAAAAATTACTACGCAGAAAAATTCTCATCCGTGAATATGATTATCATAAAATTAAAACAAAGGCAACAGCCAAAGTTGATAGATATGATACATTATACGACCGTGCGTCATTTACTCCTATCACAAAAGATGATTTGGAAAAAGAGTATTTGTTGTATTTGTTAACTAAAGATGAAAATAACGTAACCCTTAATCCAATGAATAGTTGGAAACCAACTGAGTACCCAGCCAGTTATCTATGGCATGTAAAGAAAAGGCTGTATAATGAAGATTATGCAAGATGGAACTGTAGATTTGATGATGACGGATTTCTTACAGTTCAATACAACAAAGGTACTCCTGAAAGTATGATAGGTTGGGCCGTGTTTGAGAAAGAATATTAATGGCACGAAATATACTATACACTCATATTTTTGAATCAAAGCATTCAAACGATTCTATTGAACACATTAAATGGTGTCGAAGAAATTTAGGTGAACGTGGTAGGGACTGGGACTTTGCTGGTTCTAGTAAACCCACAATTTTTATCTATACTGAAAAGTATATACCCTTCTACAAACTAAAATTTGAATGACCAAAATTATTGTAAATATGAAAAAATACACTTATACTTACACAGAGGTGAACTATGAACTTAATTGCTAAACCAGTAGTACAAGATCAGTATTGGATCGTTACAGACGGAAAAAAGAAAGTAGGAAATGTTCTTGCTCATGGATCCGGATTCAGTGTAAAGATCGGAAATACAAAAAAAGAATATCCCAGTACAAAAACAATCTCTAATAAAGAACAGATTGAATTTGTTAAGTTTAAAAAAGTAGACAAAAAAAATCCTAACCCATATGAGTTTTATCCCACTACAGGGCGTGTTTTCAATTCATTACTGGATGTACGTAGAAAAATTCATTTATTTACTAAGACACAAAAAAGTAAATGTTACTATGCAGCGGGTTGGTTCGCATTAAAACAGGGGTCAGAGTTTGCTACAGTACTTTGTCCTAAGCATATCTTTGTGCAGAGGTACGAATCTTATGGTCCGTTTATGACCAAAAATGAAGCTGAAAATGCGATAAATACACTATGATACAAATAAAACGTTTTATAGACAAAATCGCTACGACAGAAGCTAAACAAGGAAGGGATATTGTTTTACCATTATCGGACGCTAGAGCATTACGTGATGAAATTACGAAATTACTACTTGACAATCAAGAAGATTTATTGTCAAAGCAAAGTAATGAGGTAGTTGCGGTGGAGATAAGAGGGGAACGATGGTAACTTAATGGGCAGAACACAACCAAAAGTAATACTTGAATTAGTAGATAAATCTACTTACAAAAATGATCAGATCGTAGAAGCTGCCGGCATATGGGCGGTTTTTTATGATGGGCAACCTATAAATCTAAAAAGCCAACATTATCTAGATAGTGAAAGTGTACCAAAATATAAAAAGACAAGTTTTAGTAATCCAGGACATGCAAGAAATTTATGTCGCAAGCTAAACAACCAATTTAAAACTGACAAGTTTAGTGTTGTGTTTATGAATTCTGGAACTAAGGTTTATCCAGATGATTAGGGATACGATTAAAACTAGGATTACAAAAGCAATACTTGAGCAACTACCGGAATGTAAACTTTCTCCGGAATCTGCTTTGAAAACATTTTGGTTAGATATACGAAATGAGGGCGGATTGAGACTAAGCGACAATGGGGATAAAGCATTCACAGAAGCAGAAATTGAAAGTTTTGAATTTCCGTTTAGACTTAAAAAAATAACAGATAAAGAACCTATATACAGTTATCAAAACTTAATGCTAGATTTAAGTTTAAAAGTACCTTGTCCTTATTTTATAGGTAGACACAAACCAACAGAACCTTATATAAAGATATATGACAGCAAGGTTGCAGTAATGATTAGCCTTTATGGTGGCATATATGAATATTTAAGAAATAGTCAAATAAAGCGTAAATAGTATTACGGAGGAATCATGTCAGAAGAAAAGAAAAGCAAGAACCCATTCATCAACATGGCTAACGCAGCAAAGAAAGCAAATAGCTTTCCTAATAATCAGCAGCAAACCAAAGCTCCAAAACCAAGTAAAGGGTTTGGCGGGGCAAATACAATGAGAAAAACAGGGAGAGGACGATGAACTACTTAGCAATATTAGCACTAGTTTCAATACTAACAGTGCCACCAGCATTTGCAGCAGACGCACCAAACGCACCAGTAAAGAAGGGCAATTTAATGCTAGCTAAAAAGAAGGATCACAGCAAAGCAGCAGAAAAACCAGCTAAGAAGGCTGAGAAAAAAGCCAAAAAGTAACACAGTAGATAAATAGTTTTACAGTTATGAGGTTCTGCAAAAATCTCAATTTAAACACACTTACAGAGGAGAAAATTATGTTTAATTTCAATATGTTCGACCAGAACGCATTTAAAGATTTCTATACAGCAAATTTTTATATTGATGCACTTCAACACACCAAATCTAACCTAACTGATAAAGTTATCACAGATCCAGTTTTAAATAAAGCAGCGCATACTTTTTTAGATGCACAAACTGTTTTTGCTAAAATGATTGCACAAAATACAACCACTATAGCAAAACATAGTGTTGATTCTATGTGCAAAACTTATTTCCCACAAACTACTAAGTCAAAGGCAGAATAATTATGCCTTGCTTAAACTGGGTAAAATCTGTAGCTTCGGCTATGGTATCTAACCATTACGGATCCAAGTTAGAAAATTATATTATTAGTAGAAACCCCAAATCTCTTGCAGATGTAGAGGCGTATACATTAGAATATGAAAGAAAACTTGCAAATGAACATTTTAAATTTTACGGAGACACAAAATGACAGAACTACCAAAACTACCAGAAGTAAAATTCAACAAAAACGGATACGAAATCCGCACCGACATTCTAGCAATGGCTAAGGATCTTGCAATGCAAGATTTCCACATGAAGTATTCAGGTTGGGAAGTTACTGCCCAGCGTGATGAAAAGACAGGCCAAATCATTAACAAAGTTGAAATGCCTACTTTTCCTGGACTAGAGCAGATTTTAGCAAATGCAGAAAAAATGTATGCATTTGTCAATCAAACAACTAATCCAAATAAAAAATAATTTTTTATTTTTGTCAAAAATACCCGGTTAAGCCGGGTATTTTTATTTTGACATTCACGTAATATTCATATATAATTTACATATGAATAACCTTACCCTCTACTGCAATTGCTATAACGAACACGAAAATTTACATACACAATTTGACCAAAAAAACATTATGTGTGGTTCTGTAAATTTGGACTTAAACTATAAAGCAAAATTACTAAACAAGAATTTTTTGTTTGATGATACCGGTGACAATATTTCTAACCTTAACAAATACTTTAGTGACTTGACAGGACTGTATTGGGTATGGAAAAACACTAATCATGAATTTGTAGGTACTAATCAATGGCGTCGTTATTATAATGCGCAGTTTATTAACCAACTCAAATTTAACGATAAAACAATTTATGTGAGTGAGCCATATAAGTTTGGACTAAACACATATGATCAATATGTTTACAATCATGGCGAGATAGGATTGTTAATATTAAAAGAGGCAGCTAGTAAAGGTAACATAAAACTAGAACCTAATTTAGTAGACAAACTTAAGTCAATTAACTTTTTGTCCCCTGCAAATATGTTTTTTGCACAAAATGCTTTGTTCAATAAACTATGCAGCATTTTATTTGAAATTATCCTTGAAGTGTATGAAGGGTCAAAGTATAGTTTACCTTATATTCAAAAACCAATTGAAGGTGCACCAGAATATAATAACAATAGAGTACCTGCATTTTTAGCAGAAAGAGTATTAAACATAATTTATATAGAAAAAGATTACTATTTAGGTACAGGCTACGATGTAGTGTCTGTGCCATGGAGACATCATGACTAAAATCGACCTTAAAGAAATAAGCAAAAGTTTTTTGCCACCTTACATTAAAAATTATGATAATTTTGATGCAAGTAAAGACAATGTATTATATGGTGGACCATACTGGGATCATAATGAAATACACTCTATACTAGAATCTGTACTCACTGGTGATTGGATAGTGAGTGGGTCAAAAGTAGAAAAATTTCAAGATGAGTTTGGTAGTAAATTTAATGTTAAATATTGCCATATGGTTAACTCAGGCAGTAGTGCAAACTTAGTTAACATAGCAGCATTAAAGAAACGCTTTCGCTGGAACGACAATGATGAAATTATTGTTAGCCCAGTTGGCTTTCCTACTACTATTGCTCCCATAGTTCAAAATAAACTTGTTCCTAAATTTATTGACATTGAGTTTGACACATTAAATTTTGATGTAAACTTAATTGAAGCAGCAATAACTAAGAAAACAAAAGCGATCATAGTGAGTCCTGTGTTAGGTAATCCACCTGATATGGATAAGATAAAACAAATATGTGATGACAATGGATTACTCTGTATCGGTGACAACTGTGATAGTTTAGGTACATTGTACAATGGTAAACACCTAAGTGATTATTACTATAGCTGGAGCTGTAGTTTTTATCCTGCGCATCACATAAGCACAGGCGAAGGTGGAATGGTATGCAGCAACGATCAACACCTAATTGATCTTGCACGTAGTATAAGTTGGTGGGGTCGTGATTGTTATTGTGTGGGAGCAAACAACACGCTAAGTTGCGGTACTTGTGGTAAACGATTTGATTATTGGTTAGAAAATTATGATGGTATCATTGACCATAAGTATGTGTATGGTAACATGGGATACAATTTGAAACCTCTTGATTTGCAAGGTGCAGTTGGTAGTGTGCAGATGACAAAGGTTGATGAAATCTGCAAGAAACGTAGATACAACAAAGAGTTTATAGAACGGAAACTAATAGAACATATTGGTATTGTACCTGTAAAAGTTTTTAAAAATGCTGATCCTAGTTGGTTTGGTGTTCCTGTAGTATGCAGAAGGCAAGGAGAAAAAGAATTGCTTGTTGCACACTTTGAAAGTAACAAGATACAAACTAGAAACTACTTTGGTGGCAACATATTATTGCATCCTGCTTATAAACATTTAGGTGATTATAAAAAGTTTCCTAATGCAAATAAAGTTTTGGATAATGTTTTCTTTTTAGGATGCAGCCCTTTATACAATGATAAAGTACTGAGTTACATAGAAGAGGTTATTAAGAAATGGTAAACTTATTTGGTAAAGGATTCATTGGCACACATTATGCTGACACGTATGATTGTGTAGTAAATGATAGAAACGACCTTACTATCAAAACAAATGACATCCTTTACATGATAAGCACCACGGATAATTATAATGTAAAAACTAATCCTTACCTTGACATTGATACCAATCTTACTACATTGATTCGTGTGTTAGAAAATTGCAAGGGCAAGGATGTTGTATTTAATTTCTGTAGTAGTTGGTTCGTATACGGTGATGTGCCAAGTCCATATAAGGAAGATAGCTATTGCAATCCAAAGGGGTTCTATAGCATAACCAAACGCACAGCAGAGCAATTACTAATTTCATATTGTGAGACTTATGGAATCAAATATCGTATCCTACGTTTTGCTAATGTAGTTGGGCCCGGTGACAAAGGTGTGTCAAACAAAAAGAATGCATTGACATATCTTATACGCAAGATATTAAAAAATGAAGATATTGACCTTTACGACGGTGGAAACTTTTACAGAGACTATATTCATGTGCGAGATGTTTGTAGAGCAATTAACCTTGTGTTAGAAAAAGGCCAACTAAACACAATTTACAATATCGGCAATAATGCATCAACAAAATTCATAGATGCCATTGAGTATGCTATAATTAAATCCGGATCCACATCAAAAATAAACTACATTCCTCAAGCAGACTTCCATAAGATAGTACAAGTTAAAACTATGACAATGGATAGTAGTAAATTAGCAACATTGGGGTACAAACCCCGTTATCAAATCGACAACATTATAGACGAACTTTTGGTTGACAATTAATCCATTTGGGCATATAATGTCTGTATAGTCAATAACAAGGAGCTTAATATGTTGTTTGTTAATCTTACTGCAACTAAACCAAACGGTGACTTTGCTATCACTTCAACCGATGTTTTGTCTGAAAAACATCCTGAATTAAACTTTGATGAAATTTATAAAATGTTGCTACGAATTGGTAATGAGTATGAAGTGGAGGGTTATCAAGTATCGTACATTGTGGAGGATTACTAAAATGATAACAGCAGAAAAAGTTTCTAAACTGTCAACATTAAAAGCTAAAGATTTGGATACTGCACTAAAAAATGCAGGATATTCGGCATATGAGCGTCCAATGGACTGTACATTTTTGGGTATAACGACCGGTGGCGATTTTTGTTACAAGTTTACTTACAGAGAAGATGAGTCGTGGTCTTATGGTAAGCTTTTTGTTAACATAAATGCAACAGGTATGATTGTTGCTGAATACTGATCGGTTGACAATAAATCCGTTCGGGTATATAATGTCTGTATTGTGATTGATAAGGAGCAATAAATGTCTATTCAATTTATCGCAGATGGTGTCAATGGTCGTAATGAGCGTGTGGTCCTGTGGCGTATGGGTGAGTACACATACGAATTAGAAATTGGTACAGGTCTTTATAAAAAGAACTTGAAGTTTCATGAAACCGAGTACTACGAAGCATTGGATGCATTTAATGCTGCCGTAAACAATTATCAAAATTTGGAGAATGTATAATGCCTACTATTAATGAAATTAACCAAGCAATTATTTCAGGTCAATTTACTAACGACCAACTTAGTTCAATTGCAATGTCAATTAAGTTTGCCCGTGAACAATTGACCAAACAAAATCGCCGTAGTTTGACGATCGGTAGTGATGTTAAATTTGTAAACAGCCGTACTGGTCAATATGTACTAGGTAAGGTTGCTGCAATTAAGACTAAAAATGTAATTGTAAATGCAGGGTTTACTAACTGGCGTGTACCAGCTAACATGTTGGAGTTTGTATAATGAAAAACTTTGTATTTGGAACTGTTTTTGGTATCATTGTAGCGACAATTGGATTTACAGGTGTTGCTAAGGTGCTTGATAAGGCAGTCAATGTTACTAAAGAGCAGGCAGTAAAAGCTACTAAGGATTAAATATGAGTACCACAAAACAATGGATATACTTTTTC